TGACTCCATGACACAAGCACTAATGAGAATACGACAAGGTGGATTGATTCGACACCCGGAGGATGCAAAAGATGAACCAGTCCCAAAAAAACGTGTAGAATATTATGGCTAGTAAAGCATTAACAGATATAGCATTAAAACTTTATCAAAGTTTAGGTGGCAATCTTTCCAAGGTCCTTGGTACCAGAACCAATGTTAATTTTTTAGGTAAAGGTAAATCGCCAGTAGAAATGGTTGATGGTGATATTAATACTGAAGCATTAGGTTTAATATCACAATCTAAAGCAGTAGGAGAGTTAGACTCAGCGATGGGTTTCTTAACGGCTGGTAAATTAAACGATGTTCAAGCCAATAAATTAATTAAAAACATGCAGACGATGAAAGAGTTCTACATGCCTACTCCAGGGCCAATGAACGTAACTGATCTTAGAACAGGGACCGGGGGACTAAACAAAGAAGGATTAGAATCTCTAAGAGAATCAGAATTAATTAGAAGATTTTACGCAGGTGAGAAGACAAGTAAACCTGTCATGAAAGGTATCATGCAAGATGATATTCGAGCATTACAAGACCCTGATCTACCACCACCAGGTTCACGTGGTGGACCAGATGATATTGCAGCACCGGTTTCATCTGCAGAAGAAACAATAAAAAATTTAGCAAAGTCAGAGGGTGTTGATCCAAGTGAAACTATCTTACCAACAGGTGAAGGATTAGAATTATTAAGAAATGTAAAGAACAAAGATTTAATTATAAACGATGTAGTTGATACGATTTATCTAAACGCAGGTGTAGCACCTGCAGCTCAACCAGTAGTTAGAGCAAACGCCAGAGAGTTTTTAAATAGAATAAAAGATTTAGAAGATCCAAGCTTTCCAGGCGGACCAACATTATCTTCAGCAATGACAAAAGCTGATTTTAAAGCTATGACTGAAGGTGGTGGCGGAGGATTAGGTGATCCGTTTTTATTAGTACAAAAATATTTCGGACCACGTGTAGCAACAGCCGTTGCAAAATTAGATACACCAAATGATATACAACTCTTTGCAGAACGATTAGTTAGTGTCAGAGATTCAGCAGGTAGAACAATTACTGATAAAAAGTTTGACCCGACAACAGTTGACATTGAAGACTTTGAATTTGCAGAAGGTGGACGTGTGCCATTCTTTAAAGGTAGACTTGTTGGTAAAGCATTAGGACTAGCTAAAAGAAAAGAAGCCATAGAGAGAGGAGTAGGTGAAGGTTTTGCTGCTGCAGAAGAGTTTGGAATTACTGGACCTATGGTTAGTAAATTATTCAGAGAGATTGCTATGGATCCAAGTTTAGTTGGTAGAGAGAAAACAGAATACTTTAAAATATTAAACCAAGCACTAAAAAATCCTCGAGACTTTCCAGATGAAATAATGAAGATTCAACAGAAATTAGGTATTGACGTTGGCATGAAAGAAGGTGGTCTAGCTAAGATCTTGGAGGTGTAATGGATCGAACTGGAATAGATAACCCAAATTTTAAAGGACTAGACAGAGATCAAGCTAGAATTTTTAAATTATTAGTAGAAGGTAAGTTACCTGTGGCTAAAGGATCAAAAGGTCCAGGAGAAAGATACAAAGGTAAGAAGTGGGAAGAATTAACTAACGTTCAAAGACAAAATTTTAAACATCAACTTTATCCTTTCTATAAAAAGCTTTTGAGTAAAACTAAAGGCATGATGCCTGAAGATGAAATTCTTAAATTATTAAGTAATAGGTTTGGTGAAAATGTTTCAGTGTCCTCATTACGAGGTAGAAGTGGAGTAGACAGTAAAAAATTTACATCTAGGTTTGGCCAAGTAGTTAAAAAAATATTAAAACCATTTGATTTTACAAAGAAACAAAAATTTTATAAAATTCCTACTGAAAATGAAATTAAGAAATTAAAAGAAGCTTACGATCTAAGACTTAGTCAAACAGACACTTTAAGACCAAACACTGTTAAAAATATTTCTATCTTACATGATAAATTCAAAGATAGTTATAAACAAGGGATTATTCCAGATGCAACAGAGGTTTTAAAAAAACTACCGGAAGGAACGACTGGTTCGCAGGCAGGGAACGCAACTATTAGACTTGCTCAGATATATGCGGGTAAAAAATTTGATTTAAGTTTTAAAGGTATAGATCAAAAATCTAAAAATAAAATTAATAATATAAAAATTAATAATCCAACTTCTAGAAAAATGTTTGAACAAATTTCTAAAAGAAAGTTTGGAGACCCGTATCTAGATCAGTTTTATAGAGTCAATTTACAGATGATTGATGAAAAATTAGGTAATAAAACTGGTACGTTTGAATCTTTAAAAGACCAAGCTAAAACTATATTACAAAAAAATAAAATACCTATTTACGATGGTAAGGCTAAAAATCCTTTTGGTTTTAATATTAATGAAATCGTTGGTGTTAGTGGAAGCGCTCCATCTAAAGCAGCAGAGTTTTCTCAGTTTGTAGATGTGATGGAAGGAAATTTAAATCAAAACGTTCTTACTGGCTATCAAAGTCAGTTATCTAAAGTTAGAGCTAAAATAGAAGCTAATCCTGCTCTCTTTGAAACAGAGGCTGCAAAAATAAATGAAAGAGCTTTAGATTTAGAGAGACAGTATGATATTAAGTTAGCAAGATTAAGACCAGCTGAAGATGTTACAAAAGTCTTTTCTCCAGAAAGACTACAACAATTAAAAGATCAAGGTTTAGATATTGAGGCTGCTTCTAAAAGAGCAGGATATACTTTTGAGCTACCTAAAAAAACTGCAACTATTTCGGAGTTTGTTTCAGGTCCAGAAAAATTTTTACCTTCAATTAAAAAGAAACTAAAAAATATTGTAAAAGGAGCTCCTACAAGTTGTCAGCTTATTATGGCACAGGCTACTGGTGGTAGAGTTCCTGCAGATTGTTTAACCGCAATTGATCAAGACCCAATTGGATCAGCACAAAAAATTGCAAATGTAGAAGCAACAAGTGGTCCTCTTTTAAAAGCAAAAAACGCAGTAGTAAATTTCTTAAAATCACCCGGTGTTAAATCATTTACTGCAGCAGGAGTTGTAGGAGGAGTTGGTGCTGCTCTTGTAAAAGAATTTAGAAACGATGATCCATCAACTTATTTATCAAATGAAGATCAACAAAAAAGTATGTTGGTTGCTATGGCAACTGATCCAATAACAGACGACTTTCAAAGACCAGATATTTTAGATTATCAACTGCCTTTAGCAGGTGCACTTGTTGCTGGATCTACGGTTGCAGTTGCACCGAAAACAATTAAAGCTAGTAAAGCAAGAGGATTTGGTATTGAACAAAAAAGACCGGGAGTAGTTAAAACAGGATTTAGAACTTTAGGACGTGGTTTAGGAGTAGCAGCATCACCAGGACTTTTAGCTCCTTTAGCAGCTATGGATATTGGTAGTCAAATATCAGAAGGAGATTCGCCGTTAGATATTGCAACAGATCCACTCAACTATTTATATCCAGCTTTTTCAGAAACAACACCAAGATTTACAAGAGGACTGCCTTCAGTAGTTAGAAAAGCTGCTAGTTTAGGATTAGGAAAAACAGGACTTAGATTATTATCAAGAGCAGGTATAGTTGGACTTGGTCTATCTTTAGGTATACAAGGATATAACTTATTAAACGAATAATGGTTAAATTGATTCCAGGAGGGGGACCACCCCCAAAAAGAGGACCTAGCTCTCAGGGGTTGAATGTTCCTTTTAAACAGACTATAGTAGTAAAGAACTCGGAGAAAAAGAATGTCAACAATAGACAAAGCTCTACCAAACGTAGTAGAGACAAGCGTAACAACGCCTAGTGAAGAAGAAGTCGCTCTAGCGGAAGAAAAAGTTGCAGAGTCACAAGGTGGCGAAGGCGTAGATATACAACAGAATGAAGATGGTTCAGTAGATATAAACTTTGAACCAAATAAAGTTAATCAAGAAGGAACAGAATCACATTTCGATAATCTAGCTGATATTTTACCAGAAGATATTTTAGGTAGACTAGGTTCAGAACTTTTTACAAATTACATGAATTATAAATCTTCTCGTAAAGATTGGGAAGATAGTTATGTCAAAGGTTTAGATCTTTTAGGATTTAAATATGAAGATAGAACTCAACCTTTTTCTGGTGCTTCAGGTGTAACACATCCAGTTTTAGGTGAAGCAGTAACACAGTTTCAAGCACAAGCTTATAAAGAATTACTTCCGGCTAAAGGTCCAGTGCACACTCAAATCATGGGTGTAATTAATAGACAAAAAGAAGACCAAGCCTCACGAGTAAAAAATTTCATGAACTATCAACTCATGAATAAGATGAAAGAGTATGAACCCGAGTTCGATCAGATGCTTTTTTATCTCCCTCTAAGCGGCTCTGCTTTTAAGAAAGTTTATTACGATGAACTTCTTGACAGAGCCGTTTCTAAATTTATTCCATCGGATGATTTGATAGTTCCTTACACTGCTACATCTATTGAAGATGCAGAGGCAGTTATACATAGATTAAAAATGTCAGAAAATGATTTACGAAAAAAACAAGTATCAGGTTTTTACAGAGATATAGAAATACAACCAGGTTATACTCAAGAAACAGAAGTTGATAAAAAAGAACTAGAAGTCGAAGGAATTAGAAAAACAAAAGACGAAAATGATTTTACAATTTTAGAGTTTCACACTGATTTAGATCTTGAGGGGTTTGAAGATAAAAATATAGAAACAGGTGAAGCAACAGGTATTAAACTGCCTTACATTGTAACACTAGATCAAGGTAGTAAAGAAGTTTTATCTATTAGAAGAAATTATAAACAAGACGATCCTCTTAGAAGAAAAATAGATTACTTTGTACATTTTAAATTTTTACCAGGTCTTGGTTTTTATGGTTTTGGATTAATACACATGATTGGTGGTTTATCTAAAACTGCAACAGCTACACTTAGATCTTTGATTGATGCAGGAACTTTTTCAAATTTACCTGCAGGTTTTAAACAGAGAGGTATTAGATTAAGAGATGAAGCTGAAGCAATTAAACCTGGTGAGTTTAGAGATGTAGATGCTCCTGGTGGTAACATCAGAGATGCATTTATGCCTTTGCCATTTAAAGAACCATCAGCAACATTATTACAATTAATGGGTGTTGTAGTGCAAGCAGGTCAAAGATTTGCAGCTATCGCTGATATGCAAGTTGGAGATGGTAATCAACAAGCAGCTGTTGGTACAACTATTGCTCTTCTTGAAAGAGGATCAAGAGTTATGTCAGCAATTCATAAAAGAATGTACGCTGCAATGAAACAAGAATTTAAATTATTAGCAGATGTCTTCTCACAATATCTACCACCAGAATATCCATACGATGTTGTTGGTGCACAAAGAATGATTAAACAACAAGACTTTGATGATAAGATTGATATTATTCCAGTTGCAGATCCAAACATATTTTCACAATCACAGAGAATAAGTTTAGCTCAAACAGAACTACAACTTGCGATGTCTAATCCACAGATACACAATATGTACGAAGCATATAGAGATATGTACGAAGCAATTGGTGTAAAAAATATTGATCAAATATTACCACCACCTCAACAACCTATGCCAATGGACCCAGCGTCTGAAAATATTTTAGCTATGTCTGGTAAACCTTT